GTTTCTAAAACAATCTGATAACCAAGTGCATCCATTGATTCTGATGTTTCAATCGCATCAATTTCAGATACACCAGTATCTAGTGCCTCACTACTGTACTCAAATGTGCGACATCGCATTTTGAATACTGGTAGATTTGCTATCTGATAGAATGGATCGTCTTGATCCACAAAGGAAATCTCAAAGAGTTTCTTTGCAAGGGGAAAGTAAATTAGATCCCCTTCGTTAGGCCTTGTTGTGACTATGAGGTTTTGATCAGTACTAATCAGTTGCTCAAACCTTCTCTTTGAAACTACCCATGTCGCTTCGTCCTGCATATCCAGACCGAAACGTGTCATCATTTCTTTTTGTCCCTCAAATCCTTCGATGTTATCAAGATACATCTCTACTTGGTATGCATCATTGAAACTTGATAGAGTATCCTCACCGAATAGAGTGTCCTCATTGACCAATTTACGAGGTAAATAATATACATCTTGACCAAACGCTCTTAACTGTTCGATGATCAGATTTTCATATAACCTCTGTTCTGGTTTTGTCCCTGTATTAAAATATACATTTGTTGGCATATTATCCCACCATCATATCAGCAGGAAGACCATAACCATTGAGCATCTGTTCTTCTAGTAACTTTATTTCCTCATCAGCCTGTTGATAAATTATTTCTCCATTCATTTGAACTCCACCTAACATTTGGACTCCATTGAACTTGATTAAGTTAGCACCCCACTGTTTTTTGATGAGTGCCGTTGCGTACTTTTTAACATACGAATCATTGTAGATATCTGTATATGTTGTTGGGTTAAGTTTTCGATAACATTCAATAACAATATAATGATCATCACTAACCTCATTAGGCCAGTCCATATCAAGATATAATCTGTTCTGATGAATGTTGAATCTTATTGGGAACTCCCCTACTAAAATATGTTGCATAAAGTCTATCTGTTCTTGTAGCATCTGATAATGTACCAGAGAGGTTGATGTGAAGTCATGTAAATCATTCAACCTCATTTGATACTGCATATCGAACATATTTCCAGAGGTAGTTCCTCTATCTAATTGAAAAACCTTGAGTACAGAAATTATATTTGTGTTTAATGGAAGCCATACCTTTTGTTCTGACCATGCGGCTGATACTGACCCATCAACTCCATCTGTTATTGTCTCTGTAGTATTTGTTACTGCTCTTGTCTTTTCAGCCGCAGTAATTTGATGCTTTAGAAATAATCTCTCAACTCCATCCATGTGAAACTCTGCAAAGTACTGAAGAGCCTCATCCAATCTATCGTCAACTTGGTCATCATCGACATTAATCTCAATGACAGGTTTTCCCAATGCTCTGAGACAATATTCCTTTAGAGTTGCTTTTGAATTTGGTGCTGCCATATCTTATCCTAATGCGATTGCGAATGCTGATGCCTGGGCACTGACATGAGTTTTGATTGCGTTCTCTGTAACTAGTGCAGTTGCGGCTCCATCTGCAAGAGTTGTATCATCTGAAATTTCACTCACTGTTTGACCCGAATCAAACTGTAATGTTCCTGTCAGATTAAAATTAGTTACCCCTGTGAGTGTTCCAGATATTGCAAGGTTTCCAGTTGAAGTAATACTTCCTGTCTTTATGTCAGCCTGACCAGATACGTTTATATTTCCAGAGGTAACTCCTGTATCTGTAGTCGTTATAAAGTTGAAAAGGTCTTCACTCTCATCCCAGATCAAAGCAACATTTGTACTAGATCCTCTCTCTGTTACAAAACCTGAATCATAAGTGTTTGCAGCTCCAGATCCTATTGCAGTATTCAATGCAATGATTGGATCTTCGGTTGCAATCTTGACTGTCTCTGTGAAGTTTCCTTGGACTGTCAAATTACCTGAGATAGTTGTGTCACCTGTTACTGCAAGAGTCGATCCGTTGAAAGTCAGGTTTGCTTCTGCGGTCATTGCAGAAGTTCCATTACCTGTTAAGATTCTATCAGCTGCTACAGTTGCAAGTCCAGTTCCACCATGAATCACTCCAAGTGTGTCTCCATCAGCAGACCTATATTCTGCAAGACCTGTTACGTTTCCAGATCCATCAAATAATCCTTTTAAGGGTATCTTATCAGCCATATCTAAATCGGTACAGAGGTTGTTCCAGAAGGTGCGGTATCATTATCAAAGGTTACTGCTTGTGTTTCTGTATGCTGATGAGCGTTGAAAACTGCTCTTGATACAAACTGTCCTTGAAATAATGAAAACAACATCATTTGTTGGAATATATTATATGTAGTAAGTGTTCCATTAGCCTTCTTAAAGTTCATCTTGAACCCTGTTACTGATATACCACCTACTGTTCCATCTGCCTTGGTAAAATCTAAGGTAGCTGCAACGTCTTCACCACCAATTCTCTGAATTGAATTATTATGATCCTTGGTGAACATTCGGAGATCTGCAAGATTAATTGCAATCTCTCCTTGTTGTATATCATTGGCAGCTGGGACATTCCCAGCAGTACCACTCCTATGATGTTGTATATTTAATTGGGCCACTAGAACGTACCTCCGTCAAGTGATGTTGCCCAAGAAATTGTATCTGAAGATGCAGTGTAAAATAAAACTCCATCATTAGACCCACCTCCATCGAGTGCAGTCAAAGTATCTGCTGCGTTTGCGACTAGTACTGAACCTTTTCCAAAAGTTGTCAGTCCAGTTCCACCATTTGCAAATCCAAGTGTTCCTGTGACAGCTGCAGATTGGTTCAATGCAAGTTGTCCGAATGTCGCAGCCGTTCCAGCACTTCCACCAGACCTCAAGATCTGGTGTTCTGTTCCACTTGAGTTTACTTCAAGAGAATCAGAATTTGCGATAATTGTAGCAGATCCAACTGCATTGATTGTATTACCAGATTTTGTAAGACCTGTTCCTGCTGTGATTTGACCAGCACCTGAGAACTGTGATACAGGTAGGTTTGTGGTTCCTATTGTTGGAGTACCATCGTGTGTAAATACATAACCATTGTCCTGTTGAGTTGAACCCTGTTCGACAAATGTGAATGCACCACCTGTAAGTTTTGCAGCCGTATCTGCATCAGTTGCTCTTGTCAGTACTAATGCAACTCCCGATGCACCTGCTGTTGATACTGTGTAGATACCATTCTGATCTGCATCAGCACCAGCCTGATCTTTTACCAAGACCCTCATGTTTGCTGTCAGGTTGATTCCATCAAGAGCAACAACTCCGTTTGCAGTATTTGTGAGAGTTGCACCTACACCACTAGATCCATTAGAGTATGTGTAGTTTAGATCAGCGGTTGTTGCAACGTCTACAGATGCCTTGACATCCAATCCGTTACTTGTTGCATCAACGTATGCCTTAGTGGCTGCATCTTGATCACCAGTTGGATCAGCAACACTAGTGACTCTTGCACTACTCATGTCAACTGTTCCAGTTCCATGTGGATCTAAAGTGATTGCTCCGTTTGCTCCATCTGTGATTGTGATCGAACCAGTTGAAGAGTTACCTGTCTGCATGACCAAATCAAAGTTTCCATTTGATTTGACTACTCCATGATCTGAAGAACCAACAATGACTGTTCCACCAGAAAGGTTTCCAGTTGTTGTGATTGCAGATGAACCATTATTGATGCTTCCAAATCCAGATGTAATAGATCCAGCATTCAATGCACCGACTGTAGTTACGTTTGAGAGTGTGTCTAATGCACCTTCAAAATAGGTTTCAAAGTCTGTCAACGCAACCTGTTTCATGGTTCCATCGTCATTGACTACAACTCTGTCTGCATCTGCAAGTGTGGTTGAAGTTGCAGAAGTATCTCCGTCTATGATATTCAATTCAGCAGTTGTTGCCGTTGCACCATCAAGAATCTCTAATTCAGCCTCTGTGATTACTGCACTACCAATAGAGAACTGAGTTGTAATTACAGGACTTGCTAATGTCTTATTTGTAAGAGTCTTAGTTGTTGCAGCCAGATAAGTGTCCAAAGTATCAACTGAGGTTTGTTTCATTGTACCATTATCATTGGTAACTAAACCATCACCTCCTGCAAATGCATCAGTTCCCACGGATGTATTACCATCCATGATATTCAATTCAGCAGTTGTAACATTTAATCCATCTAAGATCTCTAATTCAGCCTCACCAATGTCGGCACTTCCGATTACAAAACCAGTTGCAGTAATTGTTGAGTTGAATGTTGCAGCCCCTGCATTGGACATATCTAATGTCAATGCTGTAATTGCAGACCCCCCATCATCACCTTTGATTACAAAATCTTTATCCTGAACACCAGTTGTGATTACAAAATCACTTGAAGAGTTTGATAAAGTTGCAATAGTTGTTCCTCCGTCTTTGAAGAAAACATCACCACCATCAGCATCCAAAATAATATCAGTAGTTGCATCAAGTGTGATAGATGAACCACTATCTATTTCTGCAATGATCGGAGTTGTAAGAGTTTTGTTTGTAAGGGTCTGAGATCCTGCAAGAGTTGTAACTGTAGAATCAATTGCAAAAGAAACTTGATTATTTGATACTGTAGTGTCAATACCAGTTCCACCAGCAAGAGTAAGTTTTTCTCCTGTATTAACTGTATCATCTGAACCAGAATCAGCACCTACATCAAAACTAGAAACTACAGTTGCCCATGCAAGTGTGTCTGATCCGTTTGTCTGTAAAAATTGTCCATTTGATCCAGCACCATCTGGGAGTGTGAGTGTGGTGTTTGCTGTGACTGCATTGGGTGCTTTAAGTGCAATGTAATGAGATCCATTACTGGTTCCTTCATTCAACTTTAATGCACCTCCGTTTGATGAATGATTACCTATGAGTAATTCATCAACTGCCTTGTTAGAGTCCACAATGACTGCCGAAGCAGCTGTAAGAGTACCATGAACTTGATCCAACATATCGGTGAAATATTTTCCACCAATCACATCTACATTAGAACCATCACCTACGAATAATCTATCTCCTGCATCACCCTGAGATCCAGTTCCTAGTGTTACCGCTAATTCACCAGCGACAAGAGAGCCTGGGGCAGAAGTTCCAGTTCCACGTTTTATTTGTATTACTGTAGCCATTTGTTATCCTTTAAAATGTTCCCCCATCCATAACAGGGGCAGAAAATGTTCCTCCAAATATATTAGAATCTTTCCATTTATTTGAAGAAGATTGATATGCTAATAAAGCACCATCTGTGACACTAGAACTTATGGTTGTGTCTTCCATTGAACTTATTGCTCCACCTTCTGCACCAGCTCGTGCCATAATATTCCAATATGAGGTATTTGTTGGGACTACATTTGTATTTGCTTGAATACAAACATAAGAAGACCCTGAGTAAAAAACTGATTCATTCACACCATAAGCAGTAGATGCATTCCAACCACCTCTCCAAGTAATATCTCCAGAGGGACCAGTATCCCCTCTTGGTATTGTGAAGTTCAATACTGCTGAACTTGTATCACCTGAGTTAGATACTGATGCACTTGATCCTGCCGTACCTGTGGTGACTGTCCCTACAGTGACCGATGCAGCCGTTCCTGCAGCTCCATCTGCTCCAGATGGTATTTCAAAATTTAAAATAGCTGCTTGGGTGGTTCCTGAGTTAGTTATTGTGGCAGCTGCGCTTCCGGCAACTTTAGAAACAGAACCAACTGTAACTGTAGCAGCACTTCCTGCATCACCCTGAGCTCCTTGTGGTCCTTGTGGTCCTTGCGGGCCGGTGCTTCCAGTTGCTCCAGTTGGTCCTTGAGGGCCAGTATCTCCCACTGCACCTTTTGCTCCAGTTGCTCCGGCTGCACCTGTAGCACCAGTTGCTCCTGTGTCTCCCTTCTGGACCATGAGAGTCCATTGGGTCGTATTCTGATCTGGTCTTAGATTTGAATTACCCTGTATGCAAACATAAGCACTACCTTCATAATATACAACTTGATTTGCAACATAGTTGGTTGAAGAACTCCACTCTCCTGCCCATGTCATGTCTCCATCTGCACCCCGAATACCTTCTACGGCCATTCGTGTTATCTGAGGTACTGGAGCTCCTGCTTGAGTAGATGCTGAAACCGCAGCAGGGGTTGTGGTCGTTCCTGTTACAGAACTTGGATTTGAAAGCGTTGCATTAACTCCCATTACTGAGTTACCCTTGGATTGATTGTTACAATACCTTCAACCACTCTGGTCTTGGTTCCAGACCCAGAAGTTATAACTGCATCATATACGTATCGACCATGAGGTATAGCTGCCGTTTGTGAGTTTGATAATGCGAGTGTAAATTGACCTGCTGATGCATCAGAGGTCGTTGTAGTGAACGCAACTGTCGCAGAGGATGAATCGTATGACTTACGTATCTGAGCTGCGTGTGAGTATCCAGAAAGGTTTACTGCACTTCCAGTACTATCTGTGACTGTTACAGTAGTACTAAAATCTGTTCCTGCATCAATGAATATATTTGAAATGACTGCCATGTTTAACCCTCATAAATGTTTAAATATTTATAAGGGTTGATGACTAGAGAAGTGTATTAGGAAGGGTTACTCTGGTTTAGGGTATTTTGCTTTTATTGC